GGTTGATGTAATATAACTCCGCCTTCAAGGTAAATTGCAAAATGTATTGAAAAATCTATATTTAACTTTTGAGCAAATTTTTTATCGGTTCCCTTCATCCCAATAATGTCATGCTTTTTAAGATCACTAACTTCAACAAAACTATTCTGCTCTAGATACAAGTCAAAGGATTGGTTTTCTCTATAAGCGTTTATCATTTCTATTAGTCTTTTATTAGACTTTGTACCAGCAAGCATAGTGGTTATGTCAGATTCAGATAAATTAACATTTTTTACTATCTCCACTTTCTCATAATCAGACATTTCTATTTTGAGAATTTTTTTATAGTAATCGCTTACAACAGAAAAACAGCCAATTTTATTACAAGAATTAGTGTCTTCCCAAGACCTACCTGTTAGTGAGGGTATAAAACCATTGGGATAATAAAAATCAAAAGTTTTATTTTTATGATCAAATAATACTAGAGGAACTTCTAGCTTCTCGCTTACAATTTTGTCTCTTGTGCTGAAAGACTTTTGACCTTTAGTGTGCGAGTGATATATAAATTTTATGTTGCTGTGATAGCGATTGATAAGCTCTTTCGCCATTACGAATTCTTCTTGTGGGTTTGACGAAAGATTTTTTGACTCAATTACAGCAAGGCTATCATTCACCATTGTGACATCTTCGTCTATGGACGTTAGAATAATTCCCCCGCACTCATTTGGGTACTCCCGTTTTGAGTGAGAAATAATTTTATTTTTTATTTCTTCTGTGAGATTCATCTTACAAATTTGTGCCTTACAGCGGCAAGAGTTCTTAATTTTAGGGGCTCAGAGTATTCTTCCACACATGAGAATCTATTCATTGGATGATGCAATATGGTATCGTTGCCCATGTATACGGCGGCGTGAGATAAAAAATCTTCTCCATACTTGTTTATGAAGAGCATGTCGCCTTCTTTTAAATCATTTTTATCTACCTCAAAAAAACCTTCAGATTTATAGTTTTTTCTATAAAGATCCTCTCCCCCGTAATTAAACGACTCGTCCCTTTTATAGTCTTTAATATTAACACCATGTCTAGTTCTATAATAATCTCTTATTAGAGAAAGACAGTCTCTTTCGCCAAGTTGATAACTTCTTCCAAGTAGATCATCTTTTTTTCCTTTTGGGATGTATTCAGTAAATGAATCGGTTTCCAAGTGATACATTAGATACCTCATGTTCTCTACTTCACTTTGAACTTTATCGAAATGAGAAAAATCTAAGTTGCCGTCTGCATGAGAGTGATATACTGAAGCTATTGTTCCCAAGGATGTAGCTTTCAAATAATCGTTCGGAGAGATTTTAAAATGTTTATTTTTTGAATTTGATTGATTAACACATTCAAATACATCTAATTCTTTTTCTTTTTGAATTATAAACCCGCAGCATTCATTTGGAGCTTCTCTTTTTGCGTGTTCAGAAATTTTCTTTTTGAGGTTCATTATGATCCTTCCTCCAGTCTTATTGTTGCAGGAAAGCCCCCAAAAGGTAAGTGACCGTCATGTGTTTTTCCATTGCCCGGAACTGCTGCGCTATCAGTTCTAGTTATAGACCCCGTTGAGAATTCACCACCAACTCTAAGTCCTTTTTGGTCTTTATATTCGTCAGACCATCTAAGTTTGCAGCCAACGGCATCTTTAGAGCAGGAGTCTTGAACCCAGTATGTTAAATTAGGTGGAGCAGCGTATTGATCGATTATACCTTTTGGTATGTCATTTGATTTAGCTACAAAATAATATTTTCTTCCGTTTTTTTCTATGTATACAAAATCGCCCTTAAAATAGACTTCTGATTCAGACCATTTAACTGGAGGCTTAGACATTTTATTAAAGTCGTATTCAGGTATAGCGTCTTTAATTAATGTATTTTGACTGTCTGCTATGGGTGGAGCTTTGCTTGGTAAATTTAAAGATTTTAAGTTATCGCAGTTGAAAGCAGCTTGGGCTTTGTCTCTATTAGGGGCATCGTTTGGCGAAAAATTTTGAGCATACTCGTATAGACATCCCTCGCCTCTATATTCAAATTGGCAACTTCTTGAAATTACTAACCTGTTTGGCAAATTTTTATTTTCGAAGTCTACAAAAGAAGACAATTCAAATTCTATAGAGTTTGCTGTTTCTACGCTTTTTCTTTCTATAAAGTAAATCTCTCTTGGGAATTCTGCATTAGGGTCAGGCTCAAATCCATCTGGAACTAAACTTTGATCACCTATGTAATTCTTTTTTCCCCCTATGTTTATATAAAAATTATCTTCGTCTAAGTATTTAGCAAATGTCTTTATTCTTGTGACTTTTGCTCCAGTTAGATCATTTGCTTTTCTTAGCAGTAACTTAAAATTTTTAAATTCTTCTACTCTTGTTTCGTCTGAAAACAAACTTAATTTTGGTGATGGCGCAGAACCTTTAGTGTTTGCTTCATAGCCTTGTACGATTATCGGCAAAGCTATGTACTTTTGGCCTTTCCATATTATATCTTGCTTAGAAAGCTTCAGATTATTATGAAATCTAAATACCGCATCAGACTTGGTAATCCTATCGAATGGAACATGCTGATCTAATAACAAATCTTCTGCATCTACTTCAAACAAAGTAACGATTTGAGAAGGATTTGCTCTTTGTAGTTCGCTTATAACCTTCTTGTTTGATTCAAGCGAAACTGAAGTGGGCAGATCCGGAAATTCATCTATTTTTTTGACAGACATTATACTGTTACCTCTTCAAAAGTAGTTGAAATAGTATTATTATCAAAAAACTTCATGGAGTAATTCCAATTTCTTGATACAAATAATTTCTCAACCGCATATGGAGGAGGTAGTTTGAAAATAAAAGATTCCGTTCCTTTCCTTGCGGCAAAAAAGTGAGCTATGGCTTTTGCCTCGTTATTAGTCCTGCCTTCAAAAGATACAGTCGCCTTAACTAAGTCTGGGTGTATGTCAGTTAAAGTTCTTTGCTCGTAGCCATCTCCAAATTTAAGGACTTGAGATTTAGGGTTCGACGCTACGGAAAAATTATAAGAAGGCTTCCATATAAAGCTAGGTTTAACTTTCCCTAGCTCTTGTGAAAATTTTGCACCGCCCCATTGGGGGTTAGAAATGGTAGGAGCGCTAGTAGTAGAGCCATTTACCATAGAATACCAAAAATATTTCGTATCTAGGTAATTATAGAATACAATATCGAACTTATTGTAAGTCGTCCCTGAAGACCACTCTTTTATTTCGTAAATATTAACCATACCTTTTTCCTATGTTATTTACACATATTTAGCGATTGATTAAGAAATAAGTCAGTGTAATAACTATATATGGCTTTTTCGGTTCTGAATAGAGAAGACCAACAGGTTTTCATAGGTTCTGGTCAGGTTTTTGGGATACAGTCGGCTAACGCCTCTTACACGGTCCCAGAGCAACCTATGGAGTTTATTGGCTCTACGAAAATAATTCCTGTGCCGACTAGCTCTCAAGTTGGCCAAATGCAATTTGAGGCTTTGGCTATAGATACAGATCCGTTTATACAATGCATATCCGAGAATAGTTTCAATGCGTATTTAGTGAAAGATAATACGAATTTTGATGATTTTCATTATTCTTTTAATTCCGGGTATTTAGAATCTTATTCTAATTCTTGTTCTGTTGGGGAAATTCCCAGTATTCAAGCCGCTTTTAAGGTTGTTGGAGATATGGGTAGAATACCAACTGGAGATATGGCTACAGATGCTCAAGAAGAGGTAAGTAACATAAAAAATACCACAAAAGTTGACCCAGCATTCAAAATCCCTACCGCTTCAACGATTGAGATCACTTTAGATGAATTTCAGACAAATTTAGTGGATAATTACAGCGTGAACATAACTATCCCCAGAAAAGACTACTATAAACTGGGGAACAGGCAACCGCATCAGGTGAAGATAGACTACCCTATTGCAGTAACAACTAATTTCACAATAGAAATAAACGACTACTCTGGGAACTTAATTAGATCTTACCCCTGTAAACAAAAATTAAAGGATTTTGAAATCAGACTAAAAGATCATAAAACAAGAGAGGTACTAACGAAATTTACTTTTTCTGGAGCGACTTTAGTTTCCGAGAACTATACTGTGAATACTGACGAAAACGCAAAAATATCAGCTACTTACAAAAGCTATATATCCGACCTTCAAACCCTGAATAACAATATGAATACTAATGAATTAAAAACTGAAACTTCTTGAATTTTGGTGTAAAATTAACTGGAAAAAGGTTTAAGGGATGGTTTTTTTTAACGAATGTGACATTAGGGTAAATGGAACTGGGTTAATGGCTCAGAATGCTTCCATTAATTCTTCTAATTCACTTCAAGCCATTAGGCCTGTCGGTAGATCTGATGCCCTAGAACTTTCTCCTAACGGGGCTATACGAAATCAATTTTCTGCAACCTATTATGTCGATCTAACAAGTGACCCCTGTTTTCCTGAAACGACTAGAATTAAAAATTCCACAGAATTCGAGCAAGCAGAAGCTCAAGTTATAGAAGTCGCTGGCATATCCGGCGCTTTTTATATGACTAACTATTCTCTTTCAATTCAAGAGAACAGCGCTATCAAGGCTAACGTAACCTATCAAGGTTTTGGTGAGATTAGTGGAAATGTCACTGGTAAGACTAGTGACGCATCATACCCAGAAAGCTTTAGTGGTTTAGCTCACGCTTGGACCACTTTTGTTCAATCGGATGCTGGCGACTTAGATATTCCTGTTTTTAAATTTGATTATAATTTCTCCAACAAGGTTCAGCCTCTTTATGGAGTTGGTAGCAAGAACCCTATGCAAGTAGCCAATTTAAGCTCCGAGGAAAGAATTAGGATAGAAAGAGATAATAGTAGGCAAATGAATTTCTACGGAGAAAGCGGGTGCGCTTTATTCGATGCCTGTGCTCAAAATCCGAGAGTAAGAATATTTAAGCTAGGTTATTTATGTGATGACTCTTTAACTGACAGTATGGACTTTGATGTTTCTGGGTACAGAATTGTTTCTAACAATACTACATTGGATACTAATGATTATGTTAAATCCACTTTTGAAATAAGGAGGATTGACTAATGTACAGTAGCTACAAAAACTGTATAATTGATTTAAATGGAAGCGGCATTATAGCGGATAATGTTAGCATAAATGTAAACGGCAGTATAAATGATAGATACTTAGCGAATAGAAAATTTTCTCAAGGTCAGCAATATCCAGAACAAGCAGTCGGGGGCACTTTATCTGTAGGCTACTACTTAAGTGGTGAAGACCCAATCAAGAAACATATTTACCATGAGCAGTCTGGGATAAGTGGTAGTTTTGGCGGAGTAAGTTTTCCAAGTGGATATCTAACTCAATATGATGTAAGGCTGAATCCAAACCAGCCAGTATACATAAGTGCAGAGATAAATTTCTTTGATCATTTCTCTGGAGACTTTACTCCCCAAACTCAAACTCTCGAATCTCAAAATTTATTAAATGTATGTGACATTTCAATAGATGGAACAGGATTAGGGGATCTCACTAAAGTACGAAGCGCCTCGCTCTCTTTCAGGAATGATACAAAGGCCAACTACGAAGTAATTACTGGCTCTGGAGTTACAAATATAAAGCCAGATCGAATTTTATTTGGTAAGAAAATACTAAATACTAGAGTAAATTTCGATAATTACAGCGGTGACTTAAGTATCTTTGGGGACTCAGCCCAAATATCTTTTGAGTTAAGTAATAAAGAGGGCGTTAAGCAAACCGAATACGTAGTAAAAGGCAGAACTTCTTCAAAGCAACTTTCGACTTCCTCAGATAACGTACTGTCCAATAGTTTTTCCATAAGGCAATCTGCTCCAAGCGAAGACTCAACAATATCAAGTATAAGCGTTTTATCTGGATCTCCGGGAGACGAAATAACAGTATCAGGAGAAAACCTTCATTTAGATCCAACGTTTTGCATAGGAGGTTATTGTGACTTAGAGGTAATTTACGTTGATGACAAAACAGTAAAAATTGTATTACCAGATGTAATAATACCAAGTGGTAACATATTAGCAAAAAGACCAGATGATGGAGAGATAATTTCTAGGACTGAAGATAATTTTGAAATTATAAGACCAACCGTTTCTATTGGAGGGGTATTTTTAAGGGTTTAATATGGCTTTATCAGGAGTAACAACAGGAGTTATTGGTCAGTCAATCGTTCTTTCTGGCCAAGGTTACTCTGCTGTCAATAAGGTGTTCTTTGCTCAACAGCCAGAACATGAATCTAGTGCTCCATTTTCTATTCTCTCTCCTAATTTAATTGAGGCAACTATTCCTGTTAATTCTCAATTTGGGCCTATAACTGTTGCATCGGACCTTATTAATTCTTCAGGGGAGTCTAGCTTTAGCTTTGTTCCGAAACCAGAAATTATATCAGTAAGTAATTTTAATCCATTACCGAATACTATAATTAATGTAAGCGGCTTGGGTTTATCTGGAGTTACTGGCGCGTACTTTGGAGATAATGAAGTAACAGGTTATACAAGAACTGGTGATATTACTAATATACAGTCCTTGCCCATAGAAGTTCCCACGGGAAATATAAGTGGAGTTTTAAAGATAGTAGGTCAGTCTGGATTGTCTGACTCAATAAGCGGTATAGGCGTTGGCGCAAGAATAACTGGTATATCGCCAACCTCTGGAATCGTAGGGGGTCAGGTCACTCTTTCTGGAGAAAACTTTATTCCTCAAGCTCTAAAAAGAGTATCCGAAGATAATACTAATCCCGACTACAATGTCTTCGAGGTTTCATTTAATGGAGGAGTAACTGGTTTCGGATATCCTACTTTAAGTAGTGGCGCTGGTATATTAACTGGCTTCATCCCAGTTGATGCTGTATCAGGAAACGTAAATTTACTTGCTCCGAATGGAGTTCCTCATACAGGTGGCATAGATTTTAATTTATTAGTCGGTCCACCAGTTATAACTTCTGTAACTCCGCAATCTGGTATTCCAGCAGGAAACAGTAACGTTTCATTTTACGATGTAAAAGGAGCAAACTTTAGTTCAGTTACTGGTATATACGCCTATAAGAGTGGTTCTGCTTTTGATATAGATTCAGCAGATAACTTATTAAGCCCTCAAACAATATCTTACGATAACGTAAGTGGCACTGACTTAACTATATCTTCTCCATCTGGTACTGGATACATGAATCTGGTAGTTCAGACCAGTCATGGAACAGGCCAGTCTGAGGGAGCCTTTTACGCAAAGTACAAACCGGAAATAGTTGGCTTTACTCCGAGCATAGGAAGAATTAATGAAGCGGTTACTATAACTGGTAGCGGCTTCTTCACTGACGATTTAAAAGTTTTCTTTTCTGGTCAAAGCGATGTAGCTCATTTATCTAGAAAAATTCCAGCGACAATTTCAGGAGTAGTTGGAGATCCGAGAACCGAACAGCAGACAATGACTGTTCAAATTCCCGGTCTTTCTAGCTCTGCTAGTTATAGGCTTTTGGTAGAAAACGGAGTTGCAACTGGTGGAATGAGTGAAGGCTCATTTAGCTTTCTTGGTGCTCCAACAATAAATTCAGTTACGCCAGAATCTGGCTCTCATGGAGATACAGTTGTTATAAGTGGTACTTCACTAGCTGGAGTTACAAGTCTTAAGCATGGCTCAGTTCCAGTAACGACTTATTCTGAAATTAATCCATTTAATCCTACTGGACTTTCTTTCACTGTTCCTGCCAGAAGTTCTTACTTAACATACGATAATTTATTTAGGAATAGATACGAGTCTTTAACTCTCACTACCCCTAATGGAACGGCATATTACAGCGGTAAGTTTCTTACAATTCCTGATGACGTAGTTTGCAGTGGGTTTTATCCAGCCTCTCAGTTAAGAGGAGGGACCATAACAATTACTGGGGGTAATTTAGAGGTAGTCACTGGAGTTCATTTTTCTGGAACTAGCTCTTCTGCTCCAAGCGTTGTTAAAGTTCAGAATGATGGTTTCACGACTCAAATATTGCCAACGGGATCAAGTCCCAAAACTGGCATAATGGTTAGAGTTCCCGGAGATGCAACAAGTGGACCGTTAAAGCTAGTAACTGAATATTCTTCTTGCACTACATCCGATATTTTCTCCATTGATGCTGCGCCGACAAATGTAACTGCTAACCCATCTACCGGAATTTATGCAGAGACTGTCTATTTGAGGGGCAATGATTTACATAACTCAAAGTTTTATCTTTATCCGGGATATACAGGTGGAAGTCTTGATTTAGACAATCCGGTAATAGGGAATTCGACTCTTAATACTAATCCTAACAGAGCATTTGTAGAGCCAACTAATACTCAGTATCTTACTTCAGGAGATGGTGAGCAGTATGTCACTTTTGAAATTCCTCGTGGATTACCAGATCAGGTTTCAGTATACACCACAAGAAAAGAGGTCACTTCTCCTTCGGCAAGTGATTATAGGCCAATTGGAGTTAAGTTATATATTTGGCCAGTCATAACTGGAATATCTCATACAGAGATAAGGGTAGGGGATACTCTTTATGTGACTGGTGTAAACGCATTCAACACCTTTGAAAACTCCATTGGTATATCTGGTACGGGAGTAGGAGCTAATCATGAGCCTAGCTCTTATAAAGAATTAGAATTTTTAAGTAACTACAATACAAAAGCTAGTTTCTTTGAGGATGGAAGTGATGCTAGTTGGTTTAACCTAGGTGATATATTTATACCTAATCAACCTCAGACATTAATAAGTAATAATGATCCTCAAGCTCACAAATATAATGCTGAAATAAGAAGAGACCACTTCCAAAGTGGGATTGCAAATGTCGATGAGACAGGAGTTTATGTATTTCCAATAACAATTGGAGATAATTTTGTAGGTACTGGTCAGTTATTCTTCTTTTTAAATGAAACTGGCTTACTGCATACTTATAGAAGTCATGTTGTTGAAGCTGGACCTGATTCAGCGGCTGGGCAACAAGGTAGATTATTTAGTAACATAGATGTTGATTCAGATGGCGTGGTAGACCCCTTCTTCTGGAGCGGAAAAACAACCGGCACTGCTTATCAACATAAAAGCCATTTTTACTCTGGATTTACTGGAAGTTTTACTAGTAATAAATTTGAAGATATAAGATTTAAGGGCCATGAGCTTGTAATTCTGCCAGAGCTCATAGACATAAGCGGAATTTCTACTTTGTCTGGCTTCCCTAATCAAAGTTTATTTATAGAGGGCACAGGCCTAACAAACATAACAGGCGTTGACCTAGTAGTTAGCGGCGGTACTATAAGTGGTGGTGCAGAGTATCCAATTACTATATCTTCTACTTCTATTACTGGGATTGAAGCTGTTATACCTAGCGTTTCTTTTTCTCATGGAAATTTCCGAGAGTCTGGTACAATAAAGATCTCTAGCAACTATAGTGAAACATCTTCTCAAGACATTCAAGGTGGAAGCGGTCATTTAATAGTTTCTAGGCCTCCTGAAATCACAGGTTTTTTTCCGTCAGTAGGAATTCAAGGAGAAACCATATTTGCAGTAGGCGGTATAAATCTCGAATACGCCAATAGTCTTCAGATTGATTCGCAAGATACAGACGATTTAATAACTCTAACTACATCGTTCACAGGATTATCAAATGGAACTACAGGCATATCTGGATTAACTCCCACGGGAATATTGCCATTACCTCAAGATTTTGATTTTAAATTAACTTCTCCTTATAATACAGATCGAATAGGTACATTCAAAATCGTAGAAGGAGACTTAGATGTATTTGGAAATCTAAGAGTACATGAAAGTGCTTTCGTACAGGATAAATTAGTTTCTTCAGGCAACACTTTTGTTCATGGGGATATAGACGTATCGGGAGAATACTTATTAGATGGTGTTCCGTTTGAGGCTGATACGCTTGTTAAAGGTCTTCCTAGAAAAAATAAAATTTTGCATTTAGATGCTTCAAACGAAGCTAGTTATTCTGGAGCAGGTTCAAGTTGGGTAGATGTATCAAAGAGTAAAAATACTGCCACTCTAGTTAATTCCCCAACGTTCTCAATAAATGAACTTCAGTTCAACGGCTCGGATCAGTACGCAACAATGCCGATGTCTGAAGACTTGAAGGCTCAAGACTTTACGATTGGTATTTTATTTAATCCAAAAGAGGCTGGCGGAACAATAGCGACACCAATTTTTGAAGCTCCAAACTTAGTGCCTACTGAGCTCGTAAGTTTTCAGATAAGTTATGACTCTAGCAGAAGATTCTTTTCTACTCTGACATTTACTGATCTTAGTTCTTCCACGGTATTTACTAATCCCGTTGACACAGGTCAGTACCATTTAGTTAATTCGACTTGGGATGGGTCAACCCACAAAATATATATTAGTGGTGAGGAAGCTAATTCTGAATCTGTAGGTTCAAAAACCATTTCATATACAGATCAGCAAATCAACATACTCTCAAATACGTCAGCAGCTAGATTTGTTGAAGGAAACTTGAGAGATATTCATATGTTCAGCGGAGCAAAAAGCTCCGACGATATTTTAGAAATATATGAAAATATTACTAGAGCTACTTTACTTGACAGGGACTTAATTATTTCTGGTGGGAAAATAATTGCTTACGAGAAAGATGATACTTCAAAATCAGCCGTTATAGAGAACAACTTTATAACCTTAACTGGCGATGGAGCAGGTATCAACATAAACGGCCACTCGGTAGATCCTACAACAGACACTTACAATTTCGAGAATGTAAGTATTGGCAATCACTTAGGCTTTACTGGAGTGCAGGGAACCGCGACTTCAAACACTTTAACCTCTACGGATACACTTGTTGGGTCTATAGCTTTAAATCTTCCCCCTTCTTCGGTGTGGGAGCACGTTAAAGTTCATTTTACTACCTTTTTACAAACAGCGGATAATTTACAAGACGTAAAAATTAAAGTCGGCAGTGATGAAATGGATTGGCCAATCGTTACTACCGCTCAAGTAGAAACGACAAATAGTGAGAGCGATAATATTCTAGCTAGTTATGTCACGGAAGGTTATCCATCAGCGCACAATGGGGATTCGCCGCTTAACCTTGACGTATACGCAAGACTTGGATCAACGCATTCCGATGATGATGTAGCAAGCCGTAGAAGTTTGTACGCTGTAGGTACTTTCAATAGCGGTAGTGGTGCTGCGAGTTTTGAAATTACAACTCACGGTAATGCATCTCTTACTTTTCAGCCTAACACTGGGATAGGTTCTGTAATAGGAACAGCAATTTACACAGGGAACGGAGATCAAGATTCGTTCTTAATGGAGTATACAGAAAATGACGTAGAACGAGTCTTTGTGTCTCTTGACGGCATAGAGCTTTCACCTAGCATAGATTATGTATTATCAGGAACTACTGGCGTAAAGATAGCTTCTGCTCCAAGCGTAGGTGAAGAAGTCTTAATAAGACAAATATCAGATAGTGTTGTAGCTCAACCTACCGAGTACAACATTACTATTCCTATGGAGGGATCTGGAAGTCTTAACTTCACCGATCTTTCAACAGGAACAAACATTACTTTTTCTGGTGATATATCTGGGTTGAACGTAGATAACTATAATATTTACGATAGTAATGTAAGCATTACTGGTGGCGGTCAATCTATATATAACCAGTTTACAGGAATCGATGTTAGCATCGACAACAACGCAGCAGCTACCGCAGTTAATGTATATACTGAGCCGGGTGGTGATTCTAGCGTAACTTCCACTAATTCAAATGTAGTAGTAGCCAATGAAGGAACTATTAACTACATAACAAACAATTCTGAAACTTTCGTATACGCAGAAACTGGAGCAGGTAAAGTTCATGTTACTGGCGGAAGCAATCAAATAACTGGAATTGCACATATTACTGGCGGCACTAATTCAGTAAGCGGAACAGACGTTAGAATATATGAAAGCACTAATGACGTATTTTTCCTATCTGGGTATACTGGAACCGCATCAGTTACAGGCACTAATGTAACAGTAACAAACTCTGGAATTATTCCAACTCTTTCTGGGCAGACTTTAACAATTACAGACAGTCAAGTAAGTAACTTTGGCTACTCTGGAACTGGAATAACAATACAGGGTAATTCAACCGCAAATATAACTGGGCTTGCATCTGGGGTTCATGTTACTCAAAATAATGGTACTGCTAATTATATTTTCTCAGGCGCAATGTCTGATAGCGGTAGTATTAAAGTACCTCATTTCCACGCTTACAGATCTGGAAGTGACCTGACTATAGCTCAAAACAAATACGAAATTGTAGAATTTAACCATGAAAGATCTGGAGAAAATTATATTACAGGATATGATGAATCCAACTTTAGATTCATAGCGCCAGAATCAGGAAAGTATTTCTTATCCGCATCTCTTTACATGGGTAAGATTTCCGCAGGGGATTTCGTTGAGGCTCAAATCCATAAAAATGCCACATCAATTAATGGAACCACATCGTCAACTCACCACAATAGTGAAATTGCCGCTAGTAAAGTCTACAATACAGACGATGTTGCTAACTACTTTTTAACTCCAACCGTGTCATCGGTTGTAGATGCGTTATCCGGAGATTATTTTGAAATCTTTGCGATCACAGACTCCTCCGCTAATAGAAAAGTAAAGGATGATCCGGATCAATCCTTCTTCTTCGGATACAAAATCGACCCAATGTCGATTAATACGCAAGAATACAACAACACAATTACAGCAAACGCCTCATTTACGGCTCAAGGATATGGGCAAACTCAATTCAACATAACTGGTGATGATGCTACGATCACTGACAGTGAAAACGTAGATGTGTTCACCAGTAATGTAACGGTAAATAACTCTACTGGCGTTAATATTACAGGCAACAGCATAGATAGCATATCGATAACTGGGTCTGGCCAAATAACAAATATAGATTTAAACAGCGGAGACCTGAGCTTTACAGGTAACGCCAACTCGACAAATGTAATAAGTGGTGCGAATACTGTACAAGCTACAGGCACTAATTACTACATTTATTACTCAACAGTTTACCTAACTGGGGCTGCAAGCTAATAATGAATATAGATTTAGTACAATTAAATTTCTCAACAGGATACATTACGGGCAATAATGTATCAGTAAGCGGTAGTGTCATTGAGGAATTAAATGTCGGTGGCGATCTAAATTTAGATATTAGTGGGGGTACTACGTTTGTTTCTGGGGCCAACAACATCTCAGTAACTGGAGATGTTAATGTAACTAGCGGTGGTATAATTTCAGGAGATGTAACTGGAAGTGTTTACATAACCGATAGCGGAATTGGTTACATCAATAGCTCTAGCAGTGTTTCTGTAACTGGGGATAATAATACAATTTCTGGGTCTACTGTATATGCTACAGGATCTCAAATAATAATTACAGGTGGTGAATCTAATGTAACCGGAAATAGCATTAGTGTTTTCAGTGGAACCAACACAATAAGTTTAGCTTCTGGTCAAGACGCTTACTTTACAGGGGTAAGCAACTCTAATGTAAACGTATACTCTGGAGCGGCTACGATATCAGGAGATGTATCAAATGTATACAACCAGATAATTGACTCCACGAACACTAGTGTTACCGGAACATTAGTTCAAATCACTGGAGGAACTACTACTGTATCGGGGCAAACTTTCTATATTACTGGAGAAAACAATAATGTAACAGGTGATTCAGTAACTATAAATGGAGGTACAACGACAGTAACAAACTCATCTGATGTAAATGTAAATGGGACTGTAGAAGTACTTACCGATAATACAATTGCCACTTTGAATTTAACTGGTGGGTCGCCATTAGTTTACAAGCCAAATCCAGCTAATATATATGAGTCTCAAGTATTAGTAGCCACAGGCAACTTCTCTACATTTAATATGAGAGATACTTCAGTTTTAAATTTAACTGGAGATGGAAATACAATAAACAATAGTTCTACATTAAGTTTTACTGGCGATAACGTCAGCATAACAAATTCCGTAAGTGGAACCACAAACATAAATCAATCTGATTTTGTTTCAATTAGTAACAGCGGAGACGTTTATATAACGGGAACAGCAAATGTAACCGGGGATATAATAAACTCTGGAGAAGTAACTGTTATAGGCACAGGCTTAAATGTTTACTCTGGAACTAATACTATAAATAGCTCAACAGTAGACGTAAATGCAGATGAAGTTACTCTTTCGAGCTCTGCTCATGCGTCTATCACTGGATCTAAAAAAATAACAGTTATAAACTCAGATACAGTTTCAATAACTGGAGATACAGACGTTACAAATTTAGCGGGTACAGTTTCAATAGTAAGTGGCTCTGTAACTGACATAACAGGATCAAATAGCACTATAAATATCAGTAGCTCTGATATTACTAATTTGTCTAGCGATCAAGTTTATATAACTGGATCTGGCGGAAACGTTAATAATACTGGGACAGTAATATTTTCAGGAGGAGAAGTAACCGTTTCAAACTCAGGCACTGTAAGTTTCCAGACTGGATACTTAACTGGTGGAGTAAATACAATTAGTAGTGGAAATATAAATATATACTCTGGAGAAAATTATATCTCTGGAGATCTTAGCGCGTCAGGCGACAATCTCGCTATCACTTTAAATGCTACCGGACAGAATGCTTATGTAACTGGATCAGTAGATCAAATAAATTCTGGAACTGTAAATATAACAGGAGATGTACTTTCTGTAACTGGCAGCACAATAACTGTAAATTCTGCTTCAGTAAATATTACCGGGACAAACAATACAGTCAACGCAACAACTGGTTACGTAACCGGGCAAAACATTCAGCTTAATTCTGGCACTAATTACGTCACTGGAAGTACTGTTAATATTACCGGAGGGACATCCTCGTTTTCTCAATCTACTTCCGGAAGCTTTACCTTTAATAATGGCACAAACGCTAGTATATACATAACTGGAAGCGGTAATTCTGTAGATGTAGCATCTGGAGCTACAATAAATTTAGATTCTTCTGATTATGATCAGTTGACTTTACCCGCCCCAGAAAATCTTCATATATACACTGGGCAAGTAGATCTTACTGGAAATGTGTCTGGCAGCGTCTTTGCTACTGGCGGAACAACAAATATAAATGGCAATTTAGGCACTGGGGTAACTGTAAACTCTGGAACAGCCATAATTAATTCCACTGGTAATTTTACTTTTAATTCTCCTAATAATATAAATATTTACAATAAGGAGAGTGGAAACTTATTTGTATCTGGAAATGATATATTTATTACTGGAAGTGGCTCTAATCAGTATATTACAGGCCAAAACATTTCTATCTCTGGTAGTACGTTTACCACAATTACAGGATTCAGCGGAGCTTCTTTCGACATTGATGATAGTATAAACGTATTTAATGACACCAAAAGCGGTACGTTTACAGTAGATGGTAATAATAGCACCTTTAATGTAACTGGCGGCACTATAGTTAATAATGGCACTACAGAAGTTAATCAGTATTTTAACGGCGGAAATTTATCAGGCGATTTAACAATAACTGGAGGAGTAAATTCTGTTACAATTACAGGGACTGGAAATACTGCAAATATATATAGCGGTGAAACAAACTTAGTTTACGTAACTGGCGGTACAGTTAATGTTAATAGCGGGGCTACCGCCACCTTAATTCAAGAAAGCGGCACTTTAAATACGTTTAATAATTCAGAAGTAGATGTAGAAATTTCTGACATATCTGGGGATTTTATATTTAATTTAACTGGAGATGTAAGTTCATTATCTGCCGAAACCATAAATATAGATTCTTTATCTGGAAATACGACCATAACTGGAGAGTCTACTCAAGTTACATTTTCTGGTTCTCATTCTGGAAATATATCCATAACTGGTGGGCAAACTGTATCTTTAGATATTGCGGCTGACACCGTTAAAAAAGATGCAGTTACAGTATCAGATCCGGGATTTTTCGTACTGCAAAACTCTGGAGTAGCTACAATAAGCTCTCTCCAAGTTACGGGCAATGCGGATATATATAATGGAACTTTAGATATAGAAGACTCTACCATTTCGTCGATTCATGACTCCGAAATAACAATAAAGGATGCTAACGCTACATTTAATGTAACTGGTGGAGTAATCAATAGCACAAATGAAGTAAGTGGTGATTTAATTATTTCAGGTGGTACAAACACCATAAATGTTACTGGTGGTCTTGAATTAACAGGGGATAATATATCGGTTAATAATTACGGTACTGGATACATAACTGGATCTTCAATAACGGTAACAGGTGGAACAAATTACATTACCGGAAAAGAGCCGGGGTCATTCTCTTTATTGAGCGGAACAAATTATGTAACTATAAGCTCAAATGATTTAAGTCTTACTGGCGGCGTTAACAACGTCACCGTAAATAGTGGAAACATAAGTGTCTCTGGAAACAACGCTAGTATTTCAGGGGCAACTGTAAATTATACCGGAACAATCCAGAATGTTCACGATTCGAACATTATAACTACAACAACTGGTACAAATGTATATGTATCTGGTGGAACTAATGAAATAACTGGAGTTTCAACAAATATAACCGGAAACGTTACAAGCGCTAGTGGTCAAACATTTAGCGTAACTGGATCTATAACGAATGTAACGGGTGATACAATTAATTTAACTGGCAATATATCCAACGCAACAGGCGTTAATATTTTTGCAACGGGTACAATTAATTTAACTGGATCTAATGTTGAAATTAGCTCCGGCAATACGGTTACTGCTCATAATTCAGTTTTGACTTTAAATAGTGGAAGCTTAGATAATGTTTCCACTACTGGTCTCTCCACAAACAATAGCACAAATTATATAACTACTGTCTCTGACAATAAGTCAATTGGCACTTCGATATATGACCCCGATGGAAGAGATTATTTAATTTCAGGTTCAGTGCCAACAGGAGAAGAAAGTTTATTGGTTTCTGTTGGTGGTGTCTTGATGAGTCCTTTTAAGGATTATGAAATAAGTGGAAATTTTGTACATTTAGCGGAAGCTCCAGCAGAAGGCGAAGAAGTAGAGGTAAGGACGTTTACATCTGCTAATTCTACAGTGCCAATTAGTATACAGGGAGGTACAAATAATTTAACTGGGGCATCTTCATCTATATCTATTAGCGGAGAAAGCACAAACTTTATCTATCCAGAAAGTGGAACGGTAAATGTTTATACAGGAAGAAGTGTCCAGCTATACAATAGTGATGGAACTCAAGTTTCTGTTACTGGTACTGGAATTACAATATCTGATGGAACAGTCAATTTAGCATCTGGGATTGAGCTTGGAGATATTAATAACTCTACCATTAACTTTAGCAATCCGTCCACCAACACCATAACTGGAATTACGGTAAACATATCTAGTGGTACTAATAATATTAGCGGGGCAGTTGGTATTGCAAACGCTAATGGATATGCCTCCACGGCAAATGCCTCTGGAGTTATGACCTCCAATATAAATATAACTGGAGGCACAAATTATATTACTGGTGGATACGCTCTTGCTTCAGCAAACGAAGCTTCTTCTCAGGTCACTGCTACAGCTAGTGTAGGAATAACAATAAATAGTGGAACGAACACTATTAATTCTAGTGGTGCTACGGTTACGGGAGATAACTTAAATAACCTTAATCTAACTTCTGACAACCTTGGGGTAACAGGCAATACTATAAGCCTAACAGCCTTGGGCGCTTCTACGGTAAATGCAGAGAATTTAACTATAGACGGCGGAAGTTTCGACCTACAAATAACTGGCGATAATGATATTGCCATACAAAATGGGACAACAAATGTCTCGTTTAATACTGGAACTGGTCATATTTACATAACTGGTGGAACCAATAGTGTTCACAGTAATGAAAATTCTTCTAATAACGTATACATAACTGGTACTACTACAGTTAATTCTGGAATTAATTATATAACTGGTAATGAGATCTCAGTAAATTCTGGTGAAACATATTTCACAGGTCTTGAAACTGGATTGACGATTAATATTAATACCGGAAATACGTTCTTTACTGGTGCTAATAATACAATAACCGTAAAGAGTGGAAACTTTTATCTTACTGGAGAAAATAACTCTGGCGCTGTATTAAATATCACTGGTGGCGAAAACTATTTCCCAAATTTAGATAAATTAGAAATTAGTGGTGGAACAAATAATTTAATTACGCCGACAATTAACGGCGACGTAAGTATTGTTGGCGATAACTCAACTGTCCAAAGTGGTACTAATTATATCACAGGTAGTACTATAAATATTACTGGTGGAACAGGCATAATCACCTCTAATGGAAGTACGTATAACGTAACTGGATCTACTTTTAACGTCACAGGCTTAGATGGTAATTACCACATAACAGGGGGCGAAAATTATCTAACTCTTAGTGACTTAGGATATGCATTTATTAGATTCGCAGAATCTGCAACTGTTACTGGGGGCGTAAATACTGTCGAAAGCTCTAATGTATCTATAACAAGTGGCGATACCACAATATCTAATAATACAGGTGATATAACTATAAATTCTGGTACTTCCACGATTTCCACCTCTGGGAGCGTTTCAATTGCTGGTGGTGTTACGAACATAACAAACTCAGGAACTTTGGCTTTAACTCCAGATAATGTTACTTCTAACACTGGTACTAACAATTTTTCCGGCGCTGCGATATCAAATGTATATATTACCGGAGGTCAAAATAATTGGACTGGAGCGAACACTTTTGTAACTGGGGGAGTTAATTATGTATCGGGTAATGTTTCTGTATCTGGAGAAACGATAACAATATCAAGCTCTGAAATAGATAATCTAACTGGGACATCAATATCTATAACTGCAACTGGATCTGGCTCATTAAATGTAACTGGCCAAACAATATCGAGCGTTCAAATTAGTGACGGTGGCAGCGGTAATATTACTGGTTCAAGTATATCCTTAGTTTCAATTACTGGTGGTAATACGACCATAGCAAATTCTGGAACAGTAACTATAACAAGTGGCGAAAACAGCATAACGAATAATGCTACTTTAATATTAGACGTACAAAGACTATTTACGTCTGGTGGGTCTAATTCTATAACTGGAAATACCATAAGTTCCATAGGGATTACTGGAGGAACAACCCATGTTTCTGGGAATGCGTTTGTAACTGGCGAAAATGTTACTATACAAAGTGGGTTTGTATCTGGGGCAACAGGAACAACCTTTAATGTAAGCAACAGCACTTTAAATGTAGTAAGTGGCACTAGCGTTACCAATAATGGAGGAACAATATCTGCCGATTCAGTTGTAGTGGAAGGCGCGATAGTCACAATAACGGGTGGAACAAATACAATTTCAACTGGAGACGCTGTAAATATTTACTCAGGCGACACCACAATAACTACAAATGTAGCGAATATATCTGGGACAAACACTGTAAATGCTACAGGTAGTAATACTCTTAATATAACGGGAGATGCTACGCTTTCTATTACTGGTACAAGTAATACAGTATCATTTAATAATTCTAACTTAGAGTCTGTTAGTATAAACAGCGGTACTAGTGAGTTCACCGGAAATTCAATTACGATAACCAATGGCGTAAATACAATTCATACTGGAGAAGCAATCTATGTAAACTTCTCTGAGCAAACTGAAATTACCGGAGGCACAGTTTATGTCCAAGGTGATAAAAATACTATTTCTGGAGTTACAATAACCGAATTCACGGGTAACGAGAACTCTATATTTGACTCTGTACTAAATGCTGATTCAGTAAATATTGCTCAAAATACAGTAAATACCATTCAGAGCGGCACAATCCTTATAACTGGTGGTACAAATTTCGTCCAAAACTCCACGGGAACAAATATTACCGGAAGGGACATATTTATAACTGGTGGAACTGGAGCATCTATAAACTCCACTGGGGATGTATTTATTACTGGCGGGTCAATTCAAACCCTAGATACTACTTCGTTTACTGGATCTAATTTAACCGTAAGTCAGTTGACGATTGGCGCTGGCGGTGTTGCCACGATTACTTCTGGAACAAATACGATCACAAATTCAAATGGCGGAGAAATTAATCTAACTGGAAATTCCTTCAGCGTCACTGGTGCAGATGGAGGAACAATATTCTTAACTGGTGAAAATGTTAGTATCACCAATGGAACTCTAGTTAATAGCGGTGACAATGTAATTATAACGGGAACAAGTTTAATCGTTCAGGGTGGGACTAATAGCGTAACAGGTAATAACATATACATTACGGGTGGATCGAATACTATATCTGGCAATAGCTTGGTGCAAATAACTGGAGGTACTCACACTCTAAATGGCCCTGCTCACGTAACAGGCGGTAATATAACCATAACCTCAGAAAATAATTCGGTTAACGTATCGGGTAACGAGTTGGTAACTCTTACATCAAATAGCACGGTTTATATAACGGGCAACTCAGATATATCTAATAATTCTTCGCTGTTTGCGACTGGCGAGTCCTTTACTGTAACAGGAGGAAATAATTATATACTCACTGGATCTAACGCCACTGGAGTAATCAATATAACTAGTGGAGTATCAAATTTTACCCTAAATACCGATGGTAATAATGTAAACGTAACTGGAACCGCAAACATAACTGGGGGAACAAATAATTTAACTGGCGAAAACTTTTACGTAACAAACGGTACTAACTATATAACCGGACAGAGCGTAAGTATAACTGGAGGAGCAAATAGTTTAACCGGAGTAACATTTAGTTTAACTGGCGGCACAAACACAATAACAGGATCTACAATTACGATCCAAAGCGGCGATAACTCCATTACAAATCAAGCTGGTGCAAGCCTAACAATTGATGCTCCGGTGGCTAGTGTTGATGGAGGCGTAAATAGCATAACAGGTAATAACATAAGTATTACTGGCGGAACCAATACATTCTCTGGTCAAAATAGCGACGTATTTATAACTGGCGGAACTTCTTTTGTAACTGGTAGAGATATATTCGCAACAGGGGGTAATATTTTTGCGACAGGGTTAACTGTTTCTGCTACTGGTCAGAGCATAGGCTTAAGCGGGGGCACTAATTATATAACTGGAACTGATGTATATGTAAGCGGTGGCGTTAATAGCTTAACAGGTAACTCATTCGAGATTACTGGGGGAATAAATTATATAACTGGATCTACAGTTAATATAACTGGTGATGCTCAAATTACTGGAGGCGTTATTCACGCTACTGGAACAATCGGAAGTATTACTTCAGGTATTAGTAATGTTTCTGGAGCAACTACAGTAACTATCACTGGCGGAACTTCAAACGTAACAGGAACAGAAGTAAACATAACAAATGGAACTGTATCTACCTTAAATGCGACCAATGTAAATATTACAGGTGGTAACAATTCTGTAAGTAGCCCATCAAACGCATACATAACTGGAAGCGTTCAAATCACTGGAGGTGCGAACCACTTTACGGGGACTGAAGTATACATCACCGGAGGGACAAGTCTTAACACTGGATCAACAGTATCGATAACCGGAGGAGAGAATTTCATAACGGGAGAAACAGTTTACGTAACTGGAAACAATGCAAATATTACAGGAGAGACAGTCTATGTAACTGGACACAGTATTACTTTTAATAACAGCACCGGAAACATTACCGGAGGAACATTCTTCATAGACGATTCCTCGAATGTAATATACTCAGGGGAATCCTTCAGTATTACCGGAGGTACAAATACACTGAATGGTACTGGAAATACCATTTATATAACTGGCGACAACGCTTCAATAACTAACGGTATAAATGAAATAACTGGCCACAACATAGTAGTTAATAATGGATCTAACAATATAACAGGGGGCGAGGTCTACGTAACTGGAGGAACCAATACTGTTACGGGCACAAATATTTCTACAACTGGATCAACTATAACTAATAGTACTCTTTACCTAACAGGCTTTGGGGTAGAGATAATTTCTGGTACTAGTTTTGTAACTGGAGATAACCCAACAATCACTGGAGGAGTAAATTATTTAAGTGGATCTGACTTTAATGTATATAGTGGCGTAAATTACATCACGGGAAATAAAGCTTATGTAAGCGGCGAAACAATAAACATTACTGGCGTAGACGAATTTATTTACGCTAGTGGACACAACATTACGATAAGTTCAGGAAATGTTTATTCGACTGGTGTTACGTATGACATAACTGGAGGCTCTATAGCTTCTGTAGTTGGAGAAACAATTAATGTAACTGGGGTAGAGTTACTCGAATTAACAATTACTGGAGCGAGCGCTACAGCTTTCACAACAACAACCACAGCTTTCATAACTGGCGGAACGAACTTCGCAACAGGAAATGAAATAACAGTAATCAGCGGAACGAGCTTCATTACCGGAACGCAAGATATCAATGTAACTGGTGGTGTTAGTAATATTTCAGGAGCGAATGTAGCTTACGTAACTGGAACAGTAAATATAACAGGAGGCTCAAACTATATAACTGGATCAGAAGTTGGGATTTCTGGCAGTACGAATTTTATAACTGGCGATGCCTTTATAACCGGAAGCGGAACTCATCATATAACAGGCCATACAATATCTGTATTTCCGACTCAAGCAAATGTTTTTAATAGTTATTCTAATAACTATGGTACTTTAAAAGCTGCTGATGTATTTATAACGGGCGGTACTGTTTTCACCACTGGAGACAGTCATACAGTAAATGCGGATACGGTAAATATAACAGGTAATGAAACTAGCGTAACCAATAGCACAAACTCGCATATCACTGGGTTCATAGTTTCTGTAAGAAATGGAACCAATACAATATCTGGTCAGATAGTTAATATCACAGGTAATAACGCCGACATAGTAGTAAGTGAAGCTTCGACATTAGTTTCTGTTACAGGAACAACAATCAGTAACATAGATATTACTGGGACTGCGAATATAGATGCTGAAAACGCTTACTTCACTGAAGGCACTGGATTTAACATAACTGGGACTTCAATATTCCTTACTGGGGGAGTCCATAACGTGACAGGCTCAACTGTAAACATTACAGGGAGCACTATAAATAACCAAGGCACTATCAACTTAACTGGCTCTGGTATATCAATAACCAATGGAACAGGTTTCATAACTGATTCTGACGTTACTTTAAATAGCAGCGTAAACTTTATTACTGGGATATCTCAAAGCGGAGTAGTTTATAACATAAATACTGGCGCAACCAACATAGAGGCAGTATCTGGGGGGTCATTCCATGTAACTGGAGGCAATGTAAACTTCTCTGGTGAAGCCTTTACAATCTCCGGAGATGTAAACGTAACAAGTGGTACATTCTCAAATGTCCAAACAATCCAACAAGATTTAAATCTTAATAATGGTTCTCAAGGCACATTTGTTAACCCAACAATTAATGATGACGTAATAAGTTACGGCACTCTTCAGATTAATGGTGACGTAACCCTTGATCAAGTTACGGGAGATACGTTAATACACGGCGTACTCAGATATGAGTACACCGGAAGTATACCTACTAGCTCATCTGATACCTATGGAGAAACAGGACAGGTCGCTTATGACTCTAATTACCTGTATATCAAGGTAAGCGGTGCAGGGTGGAGAAGGACAGCGCTAGGTAGCTGGTAAGCTACTTAGCCTGTTCCTTCGCCTCGGCTTGTTCCTCCACTAATTTCTCTTTCAGGGCTTTTAGTTTAGGAATGTATTCAAAAACTTTTAAATTTGGAACGTCATCTAACGAACCAAATTTTTCAGCCTCAACGCCTTCTGAAACAAGCCTCTGCTTAACCTCATCGAAAGATATACCTGTATCGTTCATGAGTTTGGAAAGTATATGTCTTGGGTTAGTAAGGTCATTTTTCTCTCCTTGAGGCTCTGCATCTGCATTAAATGGCACGGTTATTTTAGCGTCTCCAAGCTCATCTTTGCCGAGAATATTAATCCTAAGAAAAGATCTAACGCAGCGTACAAATGCTCTATTTTCTGCTGTGGCAGCTAAAAAATGCCTAGTTAGTTTATTTGTATTAGAAATAGATGCGTCTCCAATGCCAGAGAACACTACTTCTTCGCCTTCTGTTTCAAAGTTGGGATTCCAGCGAATTTTGCATGTGGCAATCACATAGTCAGGGGAAGGGCTTGTAACCGTATACTCAACGCTTTTGTAGCCTCTAATCTGAGCAAGCTCTTTATATCCGTGGAGTAAAACAAGTAGCTCTTTATCATTTAAATCATCAGGGTTCTTATCCTTATTTTTTGAATCCATAGGGACAAGAAAATCATGATTAATTAATTTTCTCCAATCAACAAATCCCTCTTCATTGATTGTGTAGTCGATACCTTTAACAAGGCCATTACTGTCTCTCTCGATTTTTTTGACTTTGGGGGCAGCTTTTCTTGGCATATTATATATTTGTTTTTTGTAGTAACATGAAGTAATCAGACTCTATCCAAAAATCTTCATCGTCAAATGCTTGGGCTGTATCTTCGTGGCCATTAGAGGGTATATCATTCTTCCAATGGTATTTGCTAAGATACATCTTCTGGTTGCTAAGAGTAAGCTTAGAGGATTTGAAATACAAGTCTTTTAATTTTTTGTATTCTGAGAAGTCTGGAACTTTTCTTTCATGGATTATTCCGTAGTCCATGTAGTCAATTTTAAGGGGGTCGAGTTCTTTTTCAGGCAAATCGGTCATCATTAAGAATTTTATTCCATTGTGATGTAAAAACTCTATGAACTCTGGGTCATTATCTTTTTCGATAAAATATATGACTTCTTTGATTTTATTTTTCTTACTCAAAAGAAGGTCTTTGCTTATTGGCTTTGTCGTGACTATGGAGCAAACGCAGTCATCAAGCTGTTCGGACAAGTTATCTTCATTAAACAAAAAGTCCATTCTAACTATTAGATTAGCTATATTCAGCGAAGAACTGCTAACTACTTGATTTGGTACACTATCGACTATTTTATTAATGTAGTTTAATCCTGAATCAAGTGTCCGGTATGAATAATCATATTTTAAATTTAAAAGTTTTGAGATAGATTCAGCTATTTGCTCTGGCTTTATGAAGTTTATGGTCTTGGGATTTTCTTGAGCAGCGAAAGAAGGCTTTCTGCCGCCTCTATCGCTTTCAATTAGTATCTGATTGCCTGAATCACCCCAATACGGCTTAACATCATTCTTGTAGTTATTTGAGTATATACAAACTAACTTTTTATCATAGTACCCAGCTAGTTGACTTAAATATCCATCAACTCCAAAATGCAATAAGCTATTTTTAATTAAATACGCATCTTGATTTTTGTTCGTCGTGCCACAAGCAGAAAAAACATGATTGGGTTTTTTAGAGTCTGAGTTGCCCATTTGCAGGATCTTAATTCCTTGCTTGTCTAGCTCATCTTTTAGAATGACTATAACATCTCCCCAGTAATCATAGTCCTGAGAGGGAATATTTGAGTTGCAGAAAGTAATATACTTATCGAAGTCTAGAGGAAAAAACTTCTCATATATGTATGGCTCATGGATTTTTACTCCACAATTAGTTGCGTAGGATTCTACTAAGTGCATATCTTTATTGATATTTAAGGTCTTTATATACAACTCTATCCTCTCCATTCCTTGAATAAGTGGGAGTCCTTTGTGTAGTAATATACGGTTGTAAAACGATGTCGAAGTACCCTTTATGATCCCCTACGCCTTGAAGACCTCTAAAGTTTTCCATTTGGTCATTATAGGGGATTATTTTATGGATATAAGGATTACCATCAAGAATACCAAAGTAGTTAGGTTTTGTGCAAAAGTATATTTTATACTCTTTATATTCTTCAGATATGGATTTAAGTAAGCTTGTTGACATGAAGACATCTTGCTCGCTTTCAGGCATAATATACAATAGTCTTTTGCCGTCGTCTTTATCTAACAGCGAATCAAGAGTGGTATTTTTATTTTTAATATCTTGATTTTCTTTACTGGCTACTTTCCTGAAGTAATCCTCCACGGTCTGCCTAGTAGCGCCTTTAGCAAGCTCCTGCATCCAGTATTTATGGCCATCATCTTGAGGGTCTACATGCTTCATCTTCAAGATATTGTGATACATGCAAGTAAGCCAATCACTATCGTTTTCAATCTCTGGAACTTGGAAGTTTGGATCTCTTTCCTCTTCTTGTAGATCGAATTCATAAGTAGTGGGCTCGCATGAGTCTAAAAATTGCTCAATTCTGCCCCCAACGGAGTCAACCGAAAACCTTTCAATAGTCCACTGCCTTGCCTTCTTTCCCATTTCTGTTTTCCTGCCTTTTGGAAGGTTGTAAACCTTGTCTAATTGTGCGGCGATTGATTCTGGTTTGGTGGACGCTTTTCTGAATTCTGTTCCATGCTCTCTATATTCTGTCCAATCTAAAGGATAAGAGCTAGAGCCATCAACACACATGTCTTCACCGCAAGAATAATTTGTCACTAACGTTATAAGTTCTGCTAGTTTAGCTTCCTGTATCGGTATCTCTTGGCCTCCTGACGTAAACGGGTGAACGTAAACGTCCATGAGATTATAGACTTCATTTAACTGCTTTTCAGTTACCCCGAAGCCAGTACCAGTAGTAACCATGCCTTTTTCGTCTCCACAATAAGGACATTTTTGATCATGACCAGTGAATGGCTTTATTTGGTAGTCTTTACATGACTTGCAAACATAAGTAGTTAAGATTCTATTCTTATCTATCTTATATTCATCAGCCATTCTGTGGATGTTCCATCCTTCTGCCCAACTTGTATGCAGTAGTAAATATGAATTAGAATTTTTATTCTTATTAAGAAACTTTTTAAAGCCCTCTAGTAGATTTGGAACTGACTTTCTTAATTGATTTCGGAATACAAACCCAGCAACATAGGCTTTTTCGTCTATGCCGAATTTTTTTCTAAGGGATTGCTTTTTATCTTTATCAAGCTTATAGAAAAATGTCGGATCTATGGCTCCTTGCATTGTTTTAACTTGCTTGTAGCCAGCCCTGTTTAGCTCCTTTGTCGCAAAGTCAGACCATATCCAGTAATTATCTAGTCTTTTTGCTGCCTCTACTGCGCTTGGTAGGATTGGCAGCGAGTCTAATGTGGTCCATATAACAGGAGTTACTTTATCAAACCAGATTTTTTTTATTGCAAAATCTACTCCCCATATATCTTGAATTGCTATATAAACATCAGGCTTCTCTTCTTTGATAACCCTGTCAAGGTAGTGGGCTCCGTATCCAGCTAATCTAGCTAAATTTGGGTCTCTATTGATTTGATTTACTTCTTCTTGGCTATCGGGTAAGCACCCTACAGATTTCCAAGGTGTTCTTTTTAGCTCTGAATTTGAGTAATTTGTACCGCAGCAGTAATGAACTAAGTCATACTTGTCTGTTTTATACAAATAAGACAAGACGGCCTTGGCGTTTCTGCCAAAGCCTGTCTTTGCTAAAGATGAGTCGGTTTGAAATAAAACCTTCAGTTTTTTAGACATTACCAAATATCAGAGTCGTCGTCGGTTTGTGTTTTTGCAGGTTCGGGCTCTTGTTGAGGCTCTTGTTGAGCTTGAGATTCTTTTTTCTTTTTAGAATACTCTTTGATTCTTGCTTTTCTTTTGATTTCAAAGTCCAAATTTACGGCATATTGAAACCAAAGCAATAGCTCTTCCATTTCATTAAACCTAAACCCAATTGAAAAGAATTGTTTATTAGTAGAGTCGTCTTTCGCCTCTTTGTTTACGCCAATAGAGAAGCCCATTTGCACTTTCTCCTTGTTGAAAAATGGAGCAAATTTAATTTGGCAAACTTGCTTTGGGTTAGAGTGATAAGCTGAAAACTCAGAATTACTCTTTAGAGCGTGAATCATGTCGCAGATCTCAAGCCTAGAAAATTTAACTTTTACTTTTTTATCGGCATCGCTATGAAATCTACCTACTCGCTTAGATTCATCCCAAGACTTTTGTTTTACTAACTCTGCCCAGAAAGAACCTTCGACTTCATTGAAAGAGAAACTGCAAGCAGTTCCGGTTACTTTTTTGTTCGGTTTATAGAATTGAATCATTTTTGTTTTTTATATTATGATTAGGTGTTTGTAGTCAAGTTTAATCTAGAGTTTTCCTGTCTGACTTAAGTTTGGCCAAGCTTGTATATATTTTTTGGTCTTGGATTGCTACGACATCAGCGAAAATAGCATCGTCTTTTTTAATACCTTTTACTATAGCTATATTTCCATCTTTAGGCAATTTATTATTGTTTAAAGACTTCATGTCGTCTATTTTTTCATTAAAAACTAGTACGTTTGTCGTGCCTGTCTCATCTGAAATACTTGCCCTGTAATATTTGGTTCCTTTTCTGGATTTCCCAACTCTATGTTCATTAATAGTCACTACAAGGGTCACATTTTCATTCATGTCCATGTCTTCGACTTCTAGTATGCTGGACAAATCAGGACGTTTTTCAGAGTATATTTCTCTTAACGATTTTCTGTAACTAAATCCAAGAAGACTTTTTTCGTAATACCAATTGGCAAGATCTTCTGATTTTTTATTTATATCATAAATTTCTTTGTAGGGAGCATAGTTTTTCTTTATGGTTTCTTTTCTTGAGTCCTTTATAACAGGCTTAGTTTGCCCTTTAGCTCCATCTTCGGTCAAGTTACTTACATATTTAAGCGTATCGTGTAAATTTTCATTAAACTTAGGCGTATATTTAGAAATTATTCTTCTTTCTCTGCTTGTAAGGATATTCCAAAGTTGAGCTTCAAGAACTGTTCGGCTTCTGGTTTGGCCTTCTGACTCCAATGCGCCAGCTTGAATTAAGGCAGATAATATTCCGATACCTATTTTTGATTCTTGAGCACCTTGAAATACTTCAAACTTATTGGAGTATTTCTTTCTGAAACTTTGCAGTTTTTCAATTGATTTATCAGATATACCTTTAATAGATAAAAGCCCAAATCTAATATTGTCTCCCTCAATGCAAAAATCCATGTCTGATTTGAGTAGATGAGGCGGTAATAGTTGTATGCCAAAATGAGAAAGCTCTTGATGTATTTTAGATATTTCTTCTATTGGGTCTTGCTCATTGCGAGTCATCTTTAATAACGAAAGATAAAATTCTTTTGGATAGTTATATTTAAGATAGATCGTAATTGCAGCTAGAGCAGCGTAAGAGATTGAGTGGGATTTATTGAAAGAGTAGTTTGCAGAATCCTCTAACACTTTCCACAGCATTTCACCAATATCTTTATCAAGATTATTTTCTTTAATCTTTTCAGAGATTTTCTTTTTCCACTCTTTGACTTCTTTTACTTTTTTCTTACCTACAATTCGGCGTAAAATTTCCGCTTCATCAAGAGTAAAGCCAATTTTGTGAGCCATTTTCATCATCTGCTCTTGATACAGGCATACCCCGCCAGTTGTTGCCAGAATGTCATCGAAGAAAGGGTGAACTACATCGTAAGTGCCGTGATTTGTATAATTGGCGTATTGATCTACGTAAGCTAATGCTCCGGGTCGAGCTAGGGCTAATACAGCGCTCAATTCTTCTAAATTCTTAGGCTTTACTTTTTGGCAGACTTTAAAGTTTGTGTCTGCCTCAATCTGAAAAAGGCCGTGAGGGGTTCTTAGGTTTTGTAAATTTCTATAGATTTCTGGACTAGTTAGGTCTATGTCTTCAATCTTAATACCTATGCTTTTACATGCATCATCAACTACCGAAGCGCTTCTGAGCCCTAGTATATCTAATTTTACATTAGAAATAGACACATAATTCATATCATAGCTCGTTACAGAGCTTTTATCTGAGGAAAGTTCAGTTGGACAGCAATCTTCAAGTTTGTCGTATGTCAGTGCAATGGCGGAGGCGTGGACGCTCTTGTTTTTAATTAAGCCCTCTAACTTTAAAGCGGTTTTGTAAGAAGATTCATTGTGGTCGCACCATTCTTTAAATTTTTCTTCCTCTTCATATGCGTCAGTTAAGCTGCTTACATTGCCGAATATTTTTGGGATAAGAGAGGTGACTTCAGTCATCTCAGCTTCTTCTTTGCTGCCTACAATTTTTCCGCATTCTTTCATGCAGAGTTTACCGCTTAGAGTATTAAATGTGACAACTTTTGAAGTTTTACCAGTAAAAAGTTCTTCTAAGTGTTTAATTACTTTTTGTCTGTTGTAGTAGCAAACGTCTACGTCAATATCGCACATAAGCGAGCCATCTAAGTATGTTACTCCATCTACTACCTGTTTTTTAGCTCTGGCTTTAGATACAAATCTCTCAAAAAACAAATCGTATTTTATAGGGTCAATTCCGGTAACGCCTATGAAGTAAAGGATTAAGCTACCAGCGGCAGATCCACGACCAAGACCAACAGCAATGTCATTTTGCCTACAAAAATTAAGTACTGTCCATACAAGCAGTATATAGTCGGTAAATCCAAGGTCGTTTAAGATTTTTAGCTCATATTTTGCTCTATCTATATATTTTTGATGTAATTCTGACCCCTTTTCTACATCAAGCTTATCAAAGCCCTCTCTAGCTACCGCTCTTAAAAAATCATAATTTGAGCAATCTTCGCTGACTTTGTGTTTCTGTTTTAAATTTGAATCAATTTGGAAATTAGGAAGCCTTACTCCGTAGAGAGGCATATCTATTTTCGTAAATTTTTTGGAGAAATTCTTTGTATTAGAAAGGTTCGTCGTCATTTGGTAAGTCTGGGCCACCGAGGTCTGTATCATCCCTTAATTGACTTTTTATGTCAATAGCTAACTCTTCAAGCACTGTTAGTATGGCTTTTTTAGATGAAGTCTTTTTTATATTTAAAAAAACGTCTACTTTATCTGATTTTTTACCTTCTCTGAGGGCTAGAATCATATAATCCATGTTCTCAGCCTCAAGTTTTTCGGATAAGTCGTATATATAATCCAATGAAGGCATTTCCTCAAAATGGCTAATTTTTAATAAAAAGTCAAAGATTATCTATCCCAGTGTAAAATAAAGTGTATGGCACTTTCGAAAGTAAATTTAGTTAGGTTAAAGAGCGGCGAGGCTCCTGTAGATGGTTCCGTAGTTACATTCGACTCAACAAAAAGTCTTTATGGCCATCAAGCGCCTACTGGATTTGCTTATGATTTAGCGCCAAGGATTGACTTATCTTTGGCTAATAATGCTAGTGCTTCTTTCATATCTGATTCTTCAATCCCTATAAAATCTATATCTGTAGACGGCTCTGTTATCACACCCACTAATCAAAGTGTGGATTTAGGTAGTCATTTCTTAAGTCCTTCTGAGGTATCCAATGGAGCCCATAGTCAACATTTTGTTAGCGTGGCTACACCAAATCCAGCCTCTGGGAATGACGGAGATCTTTGGTTCGTCATTGCTTAAAGCAAATGAAATTTCTAAAGTCAATAAACGTAAAAAATGATTTAAATGACACGGGTGAAGTCCAGTGGTCAAGGGTAAGTAGACCTTATATAAAACATGAAGGTGCTTGGGCCGAAGCTCTTAATGTATACAAAAAAGTAGATGGCCAATGGCAAATAGTTCACACTGGGGATACAATCGTATTATCTGTTATTGTGCCAGCAGGAGAATATGAATCAGTTGGAACTCAAAATTTAGTCCGGAGCGGTGATGGCTCATTAAAAGGATTCAATTTAATAGAATACATAGCTGATAATACGGTTTATTCTTTGGTTCAATTAGAATCCACGCCTTTTAGTATAACTGTCACAATTGACTCTGGAGCAAAAATTACTGGACCACTTGTAATTAAGGGGTTTGATCCTTCAAGTAAAATTAGAATCATAAACAGAGGAGAAATATATGGATTAGGGGGCCAAGGAGGCGGGTCTCTTATGCCTGTTAATGCCCAGTCGATCAATAGTAATGATTATCTTAACAGCGCTAAAGGTTGGTCTCAATTAGATGGAAAAAAAGGTAACGATGCTATACGTGTTTATAATCAAGTTTCTATAGATAACCAAAATGGTAAAATATATGGGGGAGGTGGTGGTGGTCATGGTGGTATGCCAGTGATAAAACTATATCCCGGAGGTATGGCTTTTCACTGTAGAAATCAAACAAGTGCTAACTATTCTTTATTCGGCCAAACTGTTCGCCAAGACGGTAGATTTCAACAAAGTCTTCACATGCCCGGAAATTGGAAGTCAATAAATTATTCATGGATCGGGCGAGATGGCTTGCATGTAGCTAATACATCTAATAATTGGGTAGGGGGTTGGAGGTGCAACGCTGCTGCAACTTTTTACACTACCGATGTATTCGGTAATATAAGCACCCGTGTCACTCGTGTTGGGGGATGGGGATTGCTTGGCGATACGGGCTTGATTGGTCCAATTATGCAAAACCTATTTCCAACTGTTGATCAAGCTATTTTTGGAGCGGTTTTTCATGGTGGGTGTGGTGGCGGCGGCGGCTTGCTTGGGAAAGCAGGACGAAGCTCTATAAATTTTAATCTCCATAGTCCATATCAAGTAGCTTCAGTAATAGACAATAACCTTAGTCTAAGTGTGAGATGGACCAAGCTTTTATCTGACATAATATGGGAAAGTAGTTTGTCTAAGTTGCACAACTTCATGCACATTAGGCACACCAACGATAATGCAACAGACGGTACTGTAGTCGGCTTTGATGAAAATGCTCTACCATTAACCAATGCAGGAACATTGGGATTTGGTAGCCACAAGGAGATAATAAAATCTGGTTACTTTTTTGGATCTTTATTAAACGCATGGGGTGTTGGTCAGCAAGAGAGATACCCCATAAGAAGATCGGTAAGTGGCGCTGTTGATATTACCAATTTCGCCATAGATTATGAAACAAGTCCTAGATTTAATTTTGCTAAAACCTATGACAGACATCAGACGACGGCAGAAAAATTTGGATCTGGTAGCAGCATAGACCCAACTGGTTTTACTGGGGGCGATATTAGTACGCTTACGGGAGGGAGTGGAGGTTCTGTTTCTTATAATTGGACTCCCGAAAGCGCTCGTTGGGATAATCCTCCACTGCGTACTAGTAAAGCAACACAAATTGACATAGGATATTTCCCAATTAGGACGGGATATCCTCCTAGAACGAGTTCATTCGGAGCTTATTACGCCGCGCTTTACGCAAGTAACAGAACAAATTATAGCAACGTATCTTTTAATAGTGGCGTAGTACATTGGTTAAATAGTTGGAAAAGTTCCGGTGGAAAAGGTGGTGACGCAGGAGAGTTAGGGGAATCTCATACTGTAGATTCATACAATGTTGATGTTAGAGGTAAGGTTATGCAATTACCTTCAATAACTATCAATGGTGGAGCCGTAGGCTCATCGATTAGGGAGTATGGGTTTTTAGGGGGGAAAGTTTCGATTCTCAACTCTGGAGACATAAAGGGCTCAGTAGAGCAAGAGCCAGAGCCAATGATGTAGCTACATCTCTAATTGATACTTTAATTGATTCCAGACCTTTAAATTTAGTTCAAGGTCAACCAAAGCGTCATGAAGTCGATCATAGTCGTGCTCTATTTGAAATTCTCTGCCCAAAGCTGTAAGATTAGTTTTTATGCCTTTGCGTCTTTCGTGAACTAATTTGTATTGATACTCTAAAAAATTTTCTGATGTTCTGTATGGGAGCTCGAACTTTATACCTCTGGCTATACAGTTTGTATCTATAATTTTAGACATTAAATGCCTATAGTCTTTGCCGACATAATTGTAAAAATCTTTAATTAAGTATATGTCGAAGCCTAGTATATTGTGCCCAACTATATAATCAGCATTATCTAGCCAGTCTTCTATTGTCGGAAAGATTTCTTCGAATTTTATTTTTCTTTTATCATAATCTACGGGGTTGAACCGTGTTATCCTAGCTGCTTCAACGCTTACGTTAACATCTCTGTCCCAACCTACATAGTAGTCCTTAGAATCAAGTATTTGACCACCCTTGGTTTTGATCATGGCTATTTGCCAAGGCAAATTATTAAAGCTGTTGAGACATAAGTTTTCTGTTTCGCAGTCGATGAAAACGAAAGTCTTATCTTCGTCAAATCTTATTAAATGTCCGTCCATTTATTTAAATCTTTCTGAGGCACAAAGTATGCTTCTTTACCGTTGTTCGGAGCTTTTAAATATTTCTTTTTAGTGCATTGCTCCCCTAGTTTCCAGCCAGCCATCCTGTACGTTTTATTGCCTTCATAGATCACCAAGATAAACTTGTCTTTAAGTTTTTCTCCTTTGCAGTCTTTCCACGGACGTATGATTAGTGAGCCGTGGCCGCAATCAGTGCATCTTACTTGCCAGCCATCGTCAACGTCAGCGTCATTAAAGGTATTAACAGTGCCGGTAAACTTTTTTCCTAAGAATCTTGCAGCGGCAATTTCAGCACCACAGGCTATTACGTCATTCTTTAACCAGTCTCCGCCCATAGGTTTACCGGAGTGACTTGAGTCTTTTAGCTCTCCATTTAAATTGGTGTCTCTTCGGGCTTTACCCCACTTAATAGCTTCCTTTTTCTCTTCCTCGTTAAGAACTATTACAGTGTTTGAGTCTGTTGTTTCTGATTTTAAAATATCAGGATTTTGATCTTGTTTTCTTTTTCTTTTATTAGTTTTTAACCACTTATCGAAAGAAAATTCATCGCTGCACATGTGATCTAAATTTGGCTTATCTAATGCGCTTCTATTATCTATGCATCTAAACGTGAGGTAAGCCTTAAAATCCTCTGTTTTGTCGTAATATATAGTTTGAGTATATATCACTTCATGTATTTTACCTGTACCGTTATTTTTGCTGGTAGCTTTTTCTACGCTGTCTTTTATGAGAGAGTCAAAAGGCATGTTATTGTCTTCGATAAAGAAAGCGGGGTTGCAAAAATCAAAACAGGGAACACATGTAGAATATTGAAGAGTGTTCTTATGGACGTATGAATCGTAGAATGGAATGCAGAGAGTTAAGTCTTCTTCACTCCAAAATTTTCTTAACTCGTCAAAATCTATTCTTGGCTCATAATAAAATCCATCTTTTGCCGCCTTAGAGTAAATCTTAATTAACCTTTTGTAGCCACTTTTGTTTTTTGCGAAAATGACATATTTAGATTGAGTGGCAAAAGTCTCCTCATCTTTTTGAAGCATATTGCCAGCAATGGTTATTCTTAATCCAAAATTAAGTTGTATGTTTTGCTCTTCGCAATTTATGAAAGCTTGAAGAAAGCCGCTAGGATTGTCCTCTACTAAGAAAAGCTCTTTTAGCCTATGGTCTTTGGCTATTTTAATTATTGATTGAGCCCCATTTGGATCTACCGAGTCTGGCTTTTCTAGGGTCAGTATACTCCTACCTTTTGAGTAGTGACTTTTGAAAAGCGGTATTGAATTCATTTAGAGGATAATTACAGACTATTTGAATGAGTTCAAGTCTATATCGTTGTCCTTATTAACTTTAGTGGAAGAGATTTCAAAATCTCCTGCTGTGGTTTTTGTTCCAGAGATATCTTGATCGTGGAATCTTGGGCAACCAGCATAGGTCTTTTTATTTACCGAACCCAATTTTCTATCCTCTTCGCTGAAATCGTCCTTCATTGAGCTAGATATTTGTTTCCCATTTTTATCTACAAGAGAAAAGAACTCAAACGGATCTCTGTATGGACATACCCAAGTTGCACCCGCCGCGCACATCCAAGAATTCTTCTTTTTATCTGCTGCGTAATTTGATTTAGCGTCTTCTTCGGTAAATGAGTTAATTACCTTATTTGCTTGCTCTAAATAAAACTCAAATCCGTCTAGTTGGTCTTTAGAGAATTTAAGCCTTTGCAATGGAGACTTGGGGAACCTTAAAAACAAAAACTCAACCGAAGGCTCTAGGTCAGGCCATAATTCTCTTGCAGCTAAAGAGTACATCATGGCCTGTACGTTTGAATGAAGTTCTTCTCCCCTAAATTTACCTTTGCTGGATTTATAGTCTACAATTACCACCTCGCCTTTGTCTGGGTACTCTACTGGCTTATCGATGAACCCTCTTATATTGTAAGCTGGTTTTTTATTTTTAATTTGAAAACCTATCTCAGGCTTTTCTATATAAGCTCCTTTGTCTCCAAAAAAGTTATTTTTAAGCCCAACGACTATCATCTTATCTACTAGTTCATAATTAAATTGAAATGTATCTCCATATTTTTCGATATCGACCCTATTTAGGTACGATAATACATATCTATCAACTGCTTTGGATTTTTTTATCGATCCTCCATTTTTGATAGCCTTGAAATGCTTTTCGTGTCTAGGGTTAAGTAAGCACTCAAATACATTATGGCAGACTGTTCCCCTCAATGCTCCTGAGTTAGTTTTATCGGGCAAGCCTAAGCCATATTTTACCCAATAAAGATGAGAGCAATTCTCTAGAGTTTTAATTTTAGATGCAGATAAAAATTTTATTTCAGACATCGCATTTATTTTTCCATTCTTCGATTTCCTCTGAAGACATTTCTCCGAAGTCTCCTTTATCAGGGAGGCAGGTAATTATTTGATGAAAGTCAAAATATTTTTTGAGTTTCGAATTAAGCTTATCGGCTGCTTGATTACCTGCGCTATTGTTAGAACTGTCATTATTTAAGGAAATTATTATTCTTTGCGGGTCTAGCCTTATCAGCGTATTAAGCTGTGGGACACTTATGTCTAGACCGAATATTACCATTACATTTTTAACACCATTTTGCCAAAGAGACAACATATCACCGATGCTTTCTACTAGAATAATCTCGCGCTTTTGTCTGACTACCCCTAGATTACATTGAAACGGATATCTCCATTCTGATTTGTTGCCCATGTGTTTCCACTTGGGTCTTTTGTCTTTCGATCCCAATATTGACCTACCAGAAAGACCTATAAGCTTTTGCCTTGAACTAAAAATAGGAAATACATATCTATCTTTCATTCTTCCATTTTTAGCTACGCCACCTCCAAACAAGCTAAGAATTTCTTCATCTACACCTCTGCCTATCCAATAAGCGGAATCTTGTTCAAGTAAATTTAAAGTTTCAGAGTCGAATACTTTTAAGGTCTTTACTTTTGGCTTGATTCTTTTTGTCTTGTTGAAGACAAGCTTACCTTTTAGGTAGCTTTTGCCTTCTTCTGGATTTTTAAGTCCGAGAGTTAGCTGCACCAACTCTTCTAATGGGCCACTTGTTCTTAGTTTGAAATCTGTATACCAGCCAGTGTTCTTGTTGATTTTAAGAACAGTATTATTATCTGAGCTTCTATACAGAGGTCTAGCCCTGTACTCCTTGCCAAAGTCGAACAAGGTATACCCCAAAGATTCTAATATTTCCCTTAGATTTTCCATTAGATTTCAAGCTGACCGTCATTTTCGGCTTGATCATCTATTTCGTGTTGTGCGTTTTCATGCTCGATTATGTTTTCGAGAGATCCATGTTCTCTGACTGTAAAGTTATCTACGGAGAAGTTTAAGAAGTTGGAAACCCATCTTTGATTGCCGTTTATGTTCCTGAGTAAAAGGTCGTGATGCCCAGCAGCGTCTTTTCCTTGGAACCTTGTTTTTAACGGTATTAATTTATGAGTACCAAAATCAATAGCAAGCTGGCCATTTGGGTGGTAAACGTTATCTGCCGCTATCTCTTCTGGCCATTTCCTTCTGAAGATGGCTACGAAAGAGGCGAACCACTGCAACCTATCTGATTGAGCTATTGCTGAAGAGTCATCTACTGAGCCAGACCTGCTGTTTTCCCCTGTTCTATTTAGTTGAACTGCTGTAAAAACAACACAGTTAAGTTCTTCTGATATTTTTTTTAGCTTACTTACTTTTTCGCCAATAGCTTGGTACTCTGCCCAGTTTTTAGTAATGCTTTCTCCGGTGAGTTTTAAATAATCATAAATTACTAATGCTGGCTCACCTCTTTTAACGTTTTTGTAATACCACCTACGGATGAAAGATATGATCTGCTCTACAGTTTTGTCTCCTACCCTATAGTGGTCCATTGAGAAATCTTTAATCTTTGGCCAAGTTTCCCTTATGCTTTTTACTTTCATTGGGTCTTTCCGCCAATTACCAGTTTCAATATGCCAAACGGGTACTCCAGAGAGACTAGCTAAGATTCTCATCTGTAGTTCTTTTTTTGACATCTCCGTGTCGAGGTAAAGAACTTTAGGTTTTGATGGGTTAGATATATGAGTATGTAGCCCAAGATAACTTAAAAAAGTCGTCTTTCCTTGACCGGGGCGAGCAGCTATAGCATATAGGTTTCCGGGCCTCAAACCGCCGTATAAGCGATTAAATTCAGAGTATGGTGTAAGGAAGCCAGTATCTTCATCTGGGTCATTACCGGAGGTTTCTGTGACTTCTTCTAGATCATCAAAAAGATCTTCTGGCTCATTATCAAAGCCATATTTAGATATCTCTGAATTCAAGCTTCCATCAAGAGTGGAAACTATGTCGTCGAACGTTCTTTCCTTCGGTGTCTCTAGGTCATTTATGCACCCTTTAAGAACCTGCTTCAGATCTCGCCGCATTCTTATTTGATGAAGCGTTTCAGCGTTTTCGATAGTACCCTTCTCTGTTACCTGAGTAAAAGAAAGATCTTCGATATAATCAAAAATATCTATGTCGTCCTTAAACGAAACGCCGATATCTTTAATTTTATTTGCCAGTACAATTTTGTCTATCTTGTCGCCTTCACTTAAGCACGACTTGATGACCATATAAATTGTACTATGAACTTCATTAAAAAAATGTTCTGGAGTTAAAAATATATCTAAATCTGGAAAAACTTCTTGATGATTTATTATGCCTCCTAGAACCCTCTTCTCTGTCTGTATCGAATATATTTCCATTGTATTTCTTCGTAAACAACGAAGATAACTCTGGTGGGATTGATGGTCAAGCTAAACCTCTTCTTGTCCGTCATCGGGAGGATCTTCATTGATCATCTCTTCTACCGATGCTTCAAGATTGTAGGTTTCTAGAGTTTTACTCCAATTTGATATATACATTTGCAAAGCCATCGCACACATTGGAGTGTCGGCATTAGAGAAAACTTTTGGGCGACCTTGGTCGTCAAAGTTAAAGAGAACGTACCCCCCGTTGGAACATTCATTTATGTTTTCTAGTATTTGAGGAGGAAATTTAAAATTTTTTTCCACGTTATTATTTACACTAATCAGTTGATTGACACACCGAATTTTTTTTCAATAAACTCTAAAGATAAATTTTTAACTTCATCATGCTCTATTTCAATCAAGGTAAATCCATTTTTTTCGAGCCACTCTGTCTTTTCCCAGTCTCTTCTGATTGAATTTAAATAATTCGCTTTTGAGTTATTGTGGAAGAATTTATTAAACTCCTTATGCTGTGGCCCATTTACTTCTATTGCTATTTTTTTTGTAAAATTTATTAAGTCTACGGACATTTTAGTTCCATAAACAGGGAATTCTTCAAAGCATACCTGATATTTCCAGTACTTCTTAAGAAATTGCTTAACACTGAATTGCAGCTTTGACCTAGAAGGTTTCTCCCATTTTATTTTATACTTATTTACATTTTTCGAGATAAGTCTGCCAGTGACACTGTACAGTCTTAGCATCATGCGACATAAACCTCTTTAAATTTGTCGTACCAATAATCAACGAAACCTTCATTTTTTTCCATGAAATCTAAGATAGAATCTCTGCCTTGGAATTTTTCAGGCATTTCAATGCCTTCTTGAGTCATTTGCTCGATAACCTCTGGACTTACAGTTACCCAAGCTCCAGACTTGGTTAAGAGGCCGTTCTCGAACATCAAGTCTCTAATCTCTCTTTCTCTCCATACGCTGTTGCCGCCTACTCTACCGTACATAACTGGATATGTTATAATCGTGTTGGTTTTTTCATTAGGAGATTTTTTGACTGTGATTTTTGCTTCGTGACCCAGTATCTTATTTTTTATTGGGTCGTATCTTTCATTTGGTTTTTCAAGGATCAAGTCCTTGTTGTACCGACCCTCAAACTCAAAAATAAAGTTAGCGTAGTGCATTAGTGCGTTACCTCCGGTTGCACTAGTGTTTTTAAACGTTTTTTTAGCATAAGGGTCTAGCTGAATATCTGACCTTACTTGACTTATTAAAATCATAATATGACCACCTTTACACATGTCTAGCGATATTCTTTGCATGATTTTAGATGCTAGTAGTGCTCCTCCTGCGACTTTAGTAGCTTCGTCTAGGTCTTTTTCTAAGTCTCCTTTTGGTATCAAGCTGTCTACGCTATCAATTATAATCCCATACCTTATATTTTCTGGATTATCAGATATAAGAGCTTTTATGATTTTAAAAACTGTTTCATACACATTGCATTCAAGAACAAAACATGTTCCAGTTTTCCATTCCTCGGCATTTTTAACAAACTTTATCCCAGTTCTTTTCTCCATTTCTGGATCTAGTCTGCCTTCAGATTTAACGTAGACTGCTTTTGCGTTTTCAACTTTAGTAAGCATGTTCTTCATGACTTCTAAAGCTTCGGAAGTTTTACCTCCTTCGTTGATTCCGCAAAATCTATGGAGTCCGGGCATAATCCCTCCTCCGGTTCTAATGTCTAAAATTAGGCTTCCGGTGCTTACTTTATAGTATACGTCTTCTTTGAAGTTGTAATGGTCGTCTGAATACTGATTTAGCAAGTCTCCTAGTTGATTTATCGATGAGCCTTCCACCTCTTCCGCTGTTGCTTTCTTTTTTCTTGGCATGATTTAGTACTTTTTAAAATTAAGGAATTTACGTTTTGTATTTTTAATTTTTTTGTCCTTGCCCACCTTAGAATCTCCCACTGTAGTCTTTTTAGACCTGTTTAAGTCAAGAGCAATATACTTAAATCTTTTAACTAGGATAGACTTACCTTCTTCAGTAAGGAAGTACGATAAACAAAAAGGTTTAAAGTGACAATCTACTATTATAAAGAAGTAAAAGCCGTATTCCTCAACCAGACCCTTGGCTATTTTGAACTGTTTGGGGTAATTTACTTCCGCCTCTTTATCCAAGAACTTGTGCAGCATGTATAGATACTGATCACGCTTGTTCAATGTCCCACTTAACCATTTTTGCAACAAGTTGTCTAAACGATACTTCTGGGGTCCATCCGAGCTCTTCTTTAATTTCTTTTGCATCTCCTAAAAGCAGGTCTACCTCTGCTGGCCTGTAGTATTTTTCGCTTATTTGCACTAACACTTCCCCAACTTGGGAGTTGAGGTAGAACTTTTCAGTAAGTGGGTCGTCTTCTCCTTTTGACCAGTTACCACTTATTCCCGCTATCTGAAAAGCTATGCTTACGAACTCTTTGATTGTATGAGTTTCCCCGCTTGCAAGCAAGTAATCTTTAGGTGTTTCTTGGTTCAGCATAAGCCATACGGCTTTTATAAAATCTTCACTGTCGCTCCAGTCTCTTTTGGCGTAAATATTGCCAAGTTCTATTGGATCTATGTGTCCATTTGCTTCTATTTGCTTTTTTATTCTAGAAACACCTTTAGTGATTTTCCTAGTTACAAACTCTTCACCTCTTTTAGTCCCTTCATGATTGAACAAAGTTCCATGAACAGCGTATAGATCATAGGACTCTCTATAGACTTTAACCAAATGTCTTGCAGCGCATTTAGAAGCGCCATATGGACTTCTTGGCTTTAAGGGGTGCTTCATATCTTGTGGAGAATAGTCAACGTCACCAAACTCTTCACTAGATCCAGCACTGTAAAACTTACATTTAGGTTGGTAAGTCCTTACAGCTTCTAAGCATCTCATTACCCCAACAGCATTGGTATCAAATACTTGCATGGGCATATCCCAACTGCACCCTACAAAAGAATTCGCAGCAAAATTAATGAAGTAATCTGGCTGTATCTCTTGCACTAATTTGGCGATGCTAAATTCGTCTACTAAATCACCGTAAACTAATTGAAAATCAGGATGGTCTATAAATTCCGAACAATTTGAAAAATTAGGGTTTGATGATCTACGGATCATTCCAAAAACCTTAACATCCCCAATCTCTTTAAGAAGGTACTCGCACATATTAGCACCGTCTTGACCAAGTATTCCTGTGACTAAAACTTTTTTGTTCATATCTCTCTTAAAGTGCCTTGTTGTTCTGAATCTAAATACCATTCATAGGTTGATTTTAATCCATCGATTAGATTTATTTTTGGTTCCCACCCTAAATTTCTTATTCTAGTGGAAGACATTAGTTTTCTCAGGGTTCCATCTGGTTTAGATAGGTCAAAAACTATTTCGCCTTTATAGCCTACTGTTGATTTTATAGTGCAAACTAATTCTTCTATAGAATGCTCAACACCGCTGCCTATATTTATATGGGAAATTTTTTCATCATATATAGACGCTATGTTAGCTTTTTCTAGAAGAAATACACATGCGTCAGCTAGGTCGTCAACATGCATAAATTCCCTTTTAGCTTTGCCTGTACCCCAGACTTGAACAACTGGGTCATTGTTAACTTTCGCTTCGTGAAACCTTCTCAATAAGGCTGGCAATACGTGAGAGTTTTCGGGATGAAAATTATCATATGGGCCATATTGATTACATGGCATAACAGATAGATAGTCTCTTCCGTATTGTTTGTGGTAACTCTCGCACATTTTTATGCCAGCTATTTTAGCTATAGCATATGGCTCGTTGGTATACTCTAGTGGAGAGGTAAGTAAGTACTCTTCTTTTATCGGTTGCTCTGCGAATTTAGGGTAAATACATGAGCTACCAAGAAAAAGGAGTTTTTCGACATCCCAAAGGTGAGATGTGTGAATTAAATTATTTTGAATTTGTAGATTTCTATATATGAAGTCGGCCCTGTAAGTATTATTAGCGTGTATGCCTCCAACCTTTGCAGCGCAATCAATAACTACATCAAAACCTTCATGGTCCTGAAAAAATTCATTGACTTCTTTTTGGATAGTCAAGTCAACGATAGTTGAGCTTGCGGTAACAATATTATTGTAACCTCTTTCAGCTAAAGAATTACATATCCCACGGCCAACCATTCCATTATGGCCAGCAACATATATTTTAGAATCTTTTGTCATTATTTTTTCGAGGCGATCCAGTCCTCTAATTCAATTGTTGGCTCATAGCCAAGCATGGATTTGATTTTTGAGATGTCGGCAAGTGTGCTATCTGCTTCTCCGGGCCTCTCTGCAATGTGGATGGCTTCTTCTCCGATAAGTTTGCTGACCTCTAAGACTGAATGGTTTTTACCAGTTCCGACATTGAACACTTCTCCGATCACTTCTTTATTCTCTGATTCCATAGCAAGCATGTTCGCTTGAACAACATCTTGAACATGAGTGAAGTCTCTTCTTTGTTCTCCGCTTCCCACAATGGTCATCGATTGGCCATCTTTGACTTGGCGTTGGAATATTCCGACTACTGGGGCGTATTGACCTTTGACTGGCTGTCTTTCACCGTAAACATTAAAGTATCTAAAGGTGACGGTCTCCAAATCCCAGAGAGAAGAATACATTTTACAAAGATCTTCTGCTGCAACTTTAGTGACAGAATATGGGTTGAGGCAATCTCGCGGCATATCTTCTACCAACGGGGGCTCGTTAATTAAGCCGTAGCCAGAAGAAGTTGAAGAATACATTAATCTTTTAACTCCGTTCATTCTGGAGGCTTGCAGTAAGTTGCAAGTACCAACGAAATTAACCATGCAAGCTCTTTGGGGTCTCTCTAAGGTTGGCTGAATTCTTGATTCTGCCGCGCAGTGAAAAACGTAATCAGGTTTTTCGGTCTTAAAAATTTCATCAATTTTCTGTTGGTCGGTAATATCCGCAACTAAGCTTTTAGCTTTTTCATTATAGAAAAATTCGTCATTTGACTCCGCTGACTCGTCATCTACGCAAATTACTTCGTGGCCTTTTTCTATGAGCTTGTCTACGATATGTGACCCTATGAAGCCTCCTCCTCCAGTAACTAATGATTTCATCTGTTTATGTTAATTTGGTTTTAAATGTGTGTCAATTATTAGATCTTTTTTTGACCTTTTTCTTGTATATTTTAATTATCTCTTTGCATCGTTCTGATGGCGTATGAAACTTTTTGACTTTCTCAAGCGCCCTTGAGGTTATATCTCTATAGTCTTCGTCGCTTAACGAGTTAACCTTGTATCTTAGGTCTTTTTCTTTTTCATTATTAAAATAAGTTATATGTTCGTTATTCTCAAACGCAGACTTGAATACATCTTCGTCTTTGGGAGATTTACATATTATAAAAGTCTTTGCAGCCGCAGCTTGGAACAAAATTTTAGAAACGCTTGTTGGGGGCGATTTTATAATTAAAAATTTTGAATTGATCACTTCTTCTAAGGAGCAATTGTCTATTGAGTCTACTTCACATAGCTCGCTGTTTTTATTTACATCAAAAACCTTAGAGTACCAGTTAAGCCAGTTAAACTTTTTTTGTTTATGGCTATCACAGTTAGAAGTAAAAATTAAATGCCCGTTTTCATGCATGTAGTTTTCGTTTTGGCTAACTACAGAGTCATGAGTTTTGTAAAAAACTACAGCATTCGAAAAACAAGACATTGAAAGAAGTCTCGGTTCAAACCTTCCGCATTCTTCTATATAGCATAGATCATATTTTATATTAGACCACCCCTCACAACTAGTAGAGAAAACTTTATGCTTAAAATCTACAAAAGATTTTCTAAGCTCGTCAGTTTCAGAATGTATGAATATGTTCAAGATTTATTAAGTTCTGCTTCAAATATCCTCTTTCTTAGGCCGCTTGATGACCAACCGTGAGATTTTCTGTCGTGGTAGTATATTTCTTTTTCGGTTCCCATTCCGGTAAAGTAAGCTGGCCCTCCTGTGTCTACTTGGTAGTAATCATTACCAAGAATTCTGACATCTGGGCGTATATTCTCTAGGGCTTTTTGTAGGTCTTTCTCAGTCTCGTAAACCATTATTTCATCTACGTACCTATTTGACTCTATTAAAATTTTTCTTTCTTCAAATGACAGGATAGGTTTATTTTTCTCAGGCCTGTCAATAGTGGGGTCGGTCTGAAGTCCCGCAATTAAATGATCGCATTGAGATTTTGCATCTTTTAAAAATAGGCAATGTCCAGCGTGAAGTAGATCCCAGCAGCTTGCCACAAATCCAACCTTCTTATTAAGTTTTTTCCTAAAGTCTTCTGCATTGAGGGCTTTATCATCTATAAACAAGTCCCAAGAAGGTTTACCTTGGTCTATTAATTTATGATATTTCACTCCCCAATTTTCTAGTTGGGAGACCGTTAACTTATGCCAATCAATCCCCGAAGAAGAGCCTCTGGCGGTGAACATGGTAATTTCATTCCCTTTCTCATAAAGAGAATTAACCTCATCTATCATATCTTGATATGGGGAAGCCTTTGTGTAATCGCGTGAATCATCTGTCGAGCAGATTGTTCCATCTATATCAAAACAGTATTTCATAATTCTTTATAAGACAGTGGGCTTTCAAATGGTTTTATTTTTATATCTAAAGGGTTTTGTTTAGATTCTTTGTTTTTAAACAGTAAGAAAAACCCTCCGTTTCCTGCTCCGCACAATTTATGGGCTAATACATCATCATCATTAGCCAATTCTTCATCTATGGTTTGTATTTTTTCATTTTCAGTTATAAGGGGCGAGGTTAGCTTTTTAATATACCAAGAGCGATTTATTATAGTAAGAAACCTACCTGTATTAACTCTTTCTATTGACCTGCTCAAATCGTCAACTAGTTGAATTTGCTCTTTTGATTTATCAACGTCTACAGATGATAAAATTTCAGTAGAATTTCTAGTTATGCCCGTTGGCCTTAAGTAGATATCAAATGAATTTAAAAAATGTATATTATACTGATGTACGTCTTCTAATCCATCTTTATGGAAGGTCATCATTTTAAAACCATCCAATCCACAACCGTACACATCTTGATATCCGGTTAATGGGTTAAACTTTCTTTCTAGTTCTAAAGCTAGATCACATATTTCATAATGAGAAAGAAGCTTACCCATGTGGAGGGAAACACTCTTTATACATGCGATCAAATATGCTGTAGATGAGGCCAATCCGGAGCCAGCAGAAAAAACGTCTGAATGAAAACTCAGAGTAATATGTTTACAATTAAAATATTCTAGAACTACTCTAGCTATGTCATTTTTAATATCCTTTAACTCGTCCACCTCCTCTCTTTTAGTATAATTTACAATATATCTTTTTTGTTTATTGTACCCATACTTATCTTGAAACAAGGTTATGTAGCTGAAAATATCGCAAGGAAAACTTATGACCTTGCCATAGTCATATTTATCTAGAAACGGTTGAAGGTCAGTAGACCCTCCTGCAAGTGAAATTCTAGTTGAGCATTTAGATACAATCATGTTAGCCAAAATTCGCTATCGTTCTGTTGCCGAGATAGTCTAAATCGTAATTCAATCTAGGCATACTCTTGGAGGTCATAAATTCTTGAAGCTCTCGTCCTTTTTGAGGGGCGTACAACATTATAAATCCTCCTCCACCCGCACCAATTATTTTACCGCCCAAAACACCGTACTCTTTTTTAACGTGTTCGTATAGCAACTCCATATCAGATAATGTAACTTTAGATGATAAGGATTTTTTGAACTTCCAGTGCTCATCCATTAACAGTCCAAACTTGTCGAAGTCTCTTGTTTGGATAGCCTTCTTAATTGAGTGGCCTATTTCTTTTATGCGAATTAAACTATCTTCTACTTTCTGGCTGCATTTGGATTGCTCTTTTAGGATTTCAGATGCAGATCTAAGCACTCCAGTATAATAAACATGAATTGGAGAGAGTAAGTCTCTTATGTCGTTTTCTGATAGACCCAAGCTTTCTACTTTCACATGTCCATTTTTCGATATCTCTAAACTCTTGAGACCCCCAAAAGCTGATATGTATTGGTCTTGTTTGCCTACGGGTTCTTGAAGTTTATTTATTTCAATATCACAGGCTTCTTCAGCGACTGTTTCGGGGTCAGAGGAGAGCCTTTTATGATTCCTTATTGCAGTGAGAAGCGCAACTAGGTAGCTCCCTGAAGAGCCTAGACCTCCTTGTGCTGGAAGATCTGCTATGCTGGATATTTCGATGCCTTTTTTAATGCCATGAAGGATAAGGGCTTCTCTGGCTCTTTCATGGACCAATTCTTCTGGCGAGTTTACTATTTCAGTTTTTAAGTATTGAAGTCTTATATGGTCCTCTAAGATATTTTTCTTTAGTGTGATGGAAATATATTTATTTATTGCCATAGAAACAACAAAT